TTAATAACCATCCGATCCAACTGCGTGGGGCATGGATGGGGCAAACTCACTTAATTTCTGGTTGAGGATGAGTACCTGGTCCTGGTTATTTTCAGCCATCCAGGATCCGTACACCCGATAAACCATTTGCGCGTCAGTGTGACCCATTTGCTTCGCGATGAAGTTCGGGTTGGCACCGGCAGCTAACGACCAGCATGCATACGTATGTCGGGACTGGTATGCTTTGCGATAGCGAATCCCGGCGCGTCGCATTGCCGCTTCCCACGATTGGTTAATCGACCCCACTGCGTAATGATGCCCGGCACGGCCATTACGTGATGCGATCTGCGGGTTGAACACGAACGTGCACGGATGCACATCAGTACGGCCATACTCGCGCAGTTTCACCTCAACCTGATACTGCTTACCCAGGCGTGTTAGTTCTGCCTGGCTCTTCAGTACGTCGATAGCTGGCTGAATGAGGTTGATGATGCGGTCCGTTCCGGCCTCCGTCTTCGGAAGGGTGAACTCCTTCGTTAATGTGTGGTTCCGGCGGATCATCATCGTACCCGCTTTCAGGTCGATATCTTCCCAGGCCAGCGAAACGAGTTCGCCGTGGCGCACGCCGGTGTAGACGGCAAGAGACCACATGTTTTTCAGTTGCTGGTGGGCGCATGCGTTAATCAACCTGACGAACTCCTCTCGTGTCAGCGGGTCAGCCTCGCAGCGAGACCGCTTGAGCATGGCGATCCCGGTGAACGGGTTCACCCGTACATAACCGCTATCAGCGGCAAACTTAAACATCCCGCCCATGGTCTTCATGTAGTTGTTGACCGTTCTGACTGATCGGCCCTTAACCGGCGTTTTCTGCCCGACTTTCAGCGTTTGATAACCGGTCAGCAATTCCTTCCGGATAAACAGCAGGTCTTCCTGTGTCACCGCAGAAACAAGCCTGTCCCCGCCAATCCTTGGCACCATGTTGCGCGCTATAGATGAATAGCGAGACATCGCGTTGGTGCTGATCTCCATGCGTTTCAGTTCCAGCCACTTATTCGCCAGCTCCAGCACGGTGATTTCCTTACTCTCCACCCCAAACCTTTTCAGGTTCGGCGAGTCCGGGAACTGTGCGGCATAATTGAAGTTGCCGGTCTTAATCGAAAAGCACACCGACGCGCGCAGCTCGCCAGCGACCTTTCTGTTTTTTGGTGTATCCGGCACGCCGAGGCTTTCACGCACCCGGCTGCCTTTATAGATGAACCATATGCGGAGCGTCCCGCCATGGTTTTCCACGCCTGTTGGGTATGCTGACTTAGCCATTATTCCCTCCTGACGTCCAAGAGCCCGCTAAGCATAAACGGATCTTCATTGGCGCGCACCCGGCTGTTTCTTTTTGAGACTCTCAACCCACTGGTCGATCGCCTTGTGGTTATACAAGCACTCGCTGTTTTCCTTTGGGATGCTGTCAGGCGACATATGGACGTACTCCCTGCCGCAGAGCCAGCTTTTTTTACGGGCCCGCGCTATCGTTCCCGGGCGGAGCCCTGTCATTTTCACAAGCAGGTCTTCTGTCACCCACTCACTTGGCACGATTTGAATAATTTCGCTCACGATCGCTCCTATGACATCGTTTTATAAAACTGCGGCTGATCGGGCGTGGCCGCGCGCAGTTCGTATTCGTAATGGATCTGATAAGTGCCGCCGTCCCATGCGACATAAACCCGGGCCTTATCGTTTTCCGGCTCCAGCAGGCTTTCTATTCTTCCTCTGATCCCGCCGGTCTTCTTCTGGACTAATGCGCCCACATTAAAAGCAGCCATTGCACACCTTCCGGTTCGTGAAGAAATGAGATGAGAGCGCCCAGCGCCATAAGTGCGGCGATGAGCCAGGTCATGGGGTTTGATTGCATGGTGAACTCCCAAAAAGAATGCCCTCACAGTGGAGGGCAAAAGGGATGACGTTGCAGTGCTTTCGCACCCAATAGCCAGCTCATAACTGGCTATCAGTTGCGTCATGGCTGTAGCTTCATCTCATCACTCCACTCAAGCACTTCTGCGTCATTAACCTCGGATTCATCCAAAGCATCACTAAAAGACGCGGCGACAATCTTCCCACCCATAAACGACATGCCAGCGCTAACCGGTGGCTCTTTACCGTCCTCATAATCAAATACGAACGTCATCTTTCCCATAATTTCTCCTCATGCCGCACGCTGGGCGCGCAGCTTCTTCAGGTGTTCTGCTGTTTCGATTTCTTCGGCGATCCGCTCGGCCTGTGCTTTGGTCAGCGGCTCGAATTCATGCTGAAAGCGACCCATGCTGGCGATGCAGGTGCGACCGTTGCGGATGTAGTGGATTACTTCGTGGGTAGAGCGGAGGATTTTGCAGGGTGCGCCGTGGGGATCGGCGTACCAGGTATTAGGCTGGATTATCCTGAACATTGGGCACCACCTTAAATTCGATTACCCAGACCCAGGGGTTGGCTTTCCAACTTTCTTCGCCGTATATGGATTCCCACAGCTGCGCAAAGTTGTCATATGGAGTCCATACTTCACCGCCACTATCTGGGTCAGAATATGTTGTCCGCCATCCGGTAAGCTCCATGCCTTCAGCTTGCGCATCCTCCTGGCTGATACTATTCAACCGCTCCACCCGAACGCCGGTAACTTCCAGCAGAATGCGACAGGCTGCGCGAGGCATGTGTATAGATGGCTTCCAGCACGAACGGCCATCTTCATAGCCATCGTCATCACCCCAGGTAAAATCCCCGTCTGCTGCGTAGATAGCATGACCAGAGTAGTAACCATTACCAAAAGGCATTTCGTGAATGTCGGTGGCGGGACGGTCAGGGCTCCATGGCTGAATGCGACCGTCTTCATCCAGTTCATGGCTCACTACGCCCCACGTCTCCCGCACCCAGATGCGATCGCCGACGGCACCGAAAGGGCAGGTGTAGCCTTCATTCTCATCAGCAACGCCAAACACATCTTTCTTTGCAGGCTGCAGGTATCCGTTTTTATCGACCACGCCAGGCGTGTACCAGTGGGCGTTTAAATCCAGATCGTAACCGTTATGCGTTGGGTGGAAACCATCAGACGGCTGATCCTTCATGATGCGCCGCGTCTGCGTCTTCCTGCCGTCGAGAATGGCCCGGACCATCTCGCCGTTAAAAATCATTCCGCGCTCTTTCACTGGATCCCCCTCTGCTTATTCCTCAATTCGATAACACCCTGGCACTCAGCGCATGTTTGACAGCATGGAACGGCAGCACGCCGCGGCTCCGGGATATCCTCGCCGCATTCTGCGCAACGCTCAGCTGATACTGCATTGTGGTCGATCCGGTGAGCGGAAAGGGCAGCGTTACGCTGAAGCTCTTCAATCTCTGCTGCGGTATCGATGATGTCCATGGTCAATGCTCCCCCAGAGCCTTGCTGATGGCTGCCTTGGCTCGTTTGTATTCGGTTAACTCTCTACATCCTTCGTCATGCTCGTAAAGGAAGACAAGCTCTTGCAGGGCTTCGAGCAAATCAGGAGTTGCTGCTATCAGGCTGCCGTTATCATCCTCATGCCCGTTAACGACAAGCTCTGCTATTAGACCCTCAGACTTACTTACTACCTCACCACGAGCATGGCTGTAATTCCATTCGCCGGGCGTACCCTTAAACTCTTTCATAATCACTGCTCCCTAAACTGTCGGTTAATTCGGTTGAATGTGAACGCCAGCAATAAAAAAGGAGCCTTAAGCTCCCTGGTGATTAGTGCCTTCATGCAGCACCGCCTTCATTCTTCTCGGCTTCGACAGCCATCTGCTCAAGCCGTAGCGATAACTCGGCGGCCAGCGTCTGGAATTCTTCCTCGGTCGCCACCGGGATCGGCACAAAGCGAATTCCGATGTGTGCGAGGTGGTTGGCGATTTCGAGGCTCTTCCTCAGATCAACTGGAGAGGCTTTGTTCATGCGGCTTTCTCCCCGGGTAATGGTTTCAGACCATGATTCAGCGTGCGCTCAAGGTTGGACAATATTCCTCGCAACCTCTTTACCTCTTCATCCTCTGTCAGTCGGCGCGTTGCTTCCCATAGCGTCCTTGTCAGTACATAGATAGGGACATTCGGGTCGAGGCCAAGCGCTTTCGCCAGATCTTGCTGAGCGTCGGTTAACCTTTCCTCAGATTCCTCCCGGCGCTTACGTCGGCGTTGCAACTCCTCTTCACTTTCCTGGCGCAGGTTCTTCAGCCTTTCATCGTTATCCCTAATGTGCTGCTCAAGGCGCTCCTTTGATCGATGTGCTCGACAAACAAGATCGGCGATTTCGTTGCCATGTCGCTTCATTAGTTTTTGGTCGCTGAGGTAGGTGTTGATTACGCGGCTTTTTATTTGGGTTCTCTCTGCCTGCCGGGTCATGCCGTCCATAAGCAGCTTCATCCAGGCATCGCGAGGAAGGGTATCAATCTGGCGCATGGTCGGCCCCTTGAGGGTATGCCATCCAGATTCCTTCCGGATCATCAAGCCACAACCATCTGGAATGTCGCTTTTCTTGAGCATGCCTTCAGGAACAGCAAAAACAACGCCGCCTGCGTAGTTGAAGTATTTGGTGTATTTCCCGGCGGTCACGTCTGCGCGGAAATCGCTAACGCTTACTTTCACCTCGTAAACGATGGGGCAGAACTTGCTGTAGCTGTGAGCAATAGAGTAGACATCCGGTCGACACGTACCGGCGGGCCCTAGTTGCATGTCCTCCCAGCAGATGCGCGCTGTGTTCTGGCGCAAATGCTCTGCAAGGTCATGAGCAAGCTCGTTATGACCCCATTTTTTTGTTGTCATTGTTCAGCTCCAAACCGCCCGTTAAGGCGGCCAGTTTTGACGACGAACTCCAGGAGACTAACTCCAAGAGCTTCAATTTTCTTGTGATGCTTGTTGATGATGGGAGGCACCGTATCGTTCCAGTTAGGCTTTGGCTTCTTGCGCATGGCCTGCTGGATTTCCTCGGTGCAGCGACGGCAGGCTGCGCGGATGGCGTTTTCATTTGCTGGCGTCATGCGGCCTCCGTTTTCACGACGTCGATGGCGCAGCCGGGTAGCAATTCAACCGCGGCGGTGGCGCACTGATTTCCCCAATGATCCCAGCCCGGCGCCGCGCTGCGGCTGAATAACTCAATGCGTGGCACATCACCGTAAAGCAGTTCCAGACGGTGGCGCACTACCCACGGCTTTTCGCTGTGCGCGCCGAGCGGGCTGTAGACCACCTGCTTAATCCCGGCATGCTTTCTCTCCAGCCCGGCGCCGCGGGTAGCAATCAGCAAGTCCTCGGTATTGGCCCAGGTGTGGTTGCCGCCGTTCATGCGTGTCTCGGCGTTAAGCAGATCGAGGAAGTCGTAAAAGTCGGTGACTTCCCCCTCGGCCAGCGCCTTGTTGATGCGCAGTTCGGCGTTCTGATTCAGTTTCACCCAGGTAAAGCCTTTCATGGTGCGAACGGTGAAGCCCCAGGCCTCGGCCAGTTCTATCGCCTCCTGGTTATGCGTGCCGGTGTACCACATCGCCAGCACCGAGTTTTCGGCAGCAAGTTCCCACACCGGGAGGCGCTTGATGTCGATTAGCTTCATGGTGGAGTAGTGATCGGCAGCGGCGCCGTTGCTGATGGTGTTGCCATAAGACCAGGGAGGATCGACATACAGAAGTGAGTATTTCGCTGTCATGCCGCCTCCTGCCTTTCCCGATATTCCTCAGCGAGCCGCTGCGCCTTTAATGGATTGCTGACCACTTCACCCCATGGCATTAGCCAGCCGTTACCAATGAAGGGAAGGCACAGTGTGCCAACCCTGATGTCGTCGTGAGCGTGAGTCATAGGATGGACTCAATTTCGTCGATGTAGAGGCCTTGAGCAATCAGGCGGCGACGGCGGGCGGCACGCGCTATGCACTCCTGCCGTCTACCTTCCTGCGATTGTTCTATGGCGCGCCGGGTAAACAGCCGTGATTTGCCTTGCGGCGTTACGACCTTTGGCTTCGTGACCAGGTCGAATGTCCGGTCGCATATGCCGTCCTCGTTGAGCCATTTTTCCGATTCAACGATCTGCGCTATCTGTCCGGTGCCGCGGGTGATGCCGTTGGCTACCCGGTTAAACTCAATCAGCGTTACGCCAAACTTCTCAGCGATTTCGCTACCGGTTACCGGGCGGCCGCGCGTCTGAATCATCCAGATAACGCGCTCACGGAGGCCGGAGAATTGCCCGGTTCGCCCGGGCCTGCGGTAAAATGGTGTGCGTTTCATTCGAGCTCCAGGATGCGGCGCTTCGTGTCCGCAACAAGTTCGAGGAAGTCTTTTCGGCGCGCGCGTAGCCGGGCTATTTCTGTTTCACATTCAGCAGCTGTAAGACGATAGACGATGAGCTGTTTACCGTCCGGGAAGTCTGAGCAGTAGCTGATGAAGTCCACCCAATCCCTGCCAGAGCAATCAAGGTGACCGACCAGTTGCCATCTGTATGCCGGATCGAAGGAGCCGCGGGTGAGGGTGGAGTAGTGAGTGGCGGCAATGACCGACTTAATCTCAACGAGCCCGTCCTGGCCAACGAGGCCGTCAGGGCTGTCGCCGTACGTTTCGTGATCAAAGAACCCGCCGTTATCCACGTCGACGAAGTTCATCTCTTCGTAGAGCATGCGGGCAATGGGCTCCTGTTCGTGCCCGCGTTCCATGTGTTCGTTTGAGAAGCCGAACTCAGACTTGCATCCCTTAATCTGCTCCAGAGCCAACTGAAGTGCGTAACGCTTGGCTGGTTCGCCAAAAGCCTTTCCATCGTTAGCCATAATCAGGCCGAAGTTGGACGCGGTTGCCTTACCCAGGCGAAGAGCATCCCACTCTTCACCATTTTGCTCGACGTCGTGCCAGATCATGATGAACACTCCTGCTCAAGTAGGCGCCGATGCTCTGGAGAAATATCCATTCTCGCCAGCACTGCATCAAGGTTGCCGTCTCGCTTGAAGGCAGCTTTGGCGTTATTCCATGCCTGCGTTTTTTCCGGCGAAAGCACCGGTTTTGTGACGCGCGCCGGGCTTAAGCGGAGACCTTCAACCGATTCCTTTCCGAACCGGACATTTTTATCGACGTAAACAGTGACCTTCACGCCTATCCAATCCTCAAGGAAGGGGGAACCGGTGATGCTTTTCAGCATCTTGCTATTGGTTGCATTCAAAATCATCGGCTTAAGCTTTTCGCCAGGGCGCAGCTCGAGCTCTTCAAAATAAGCGGTGTTAAAAACGTCTTTGGATTTTTTTGTTTTGTCGTTTTCTAACGTTGCCCGGGCGATCGTCAGCACCGTTGGCTCAACGATATCGGCGCTGCTCAGGTAAGGGGAGTCAAAAGCTTTTCGGTAGTGAGTTTTAGTTTCAGACATTTCATGCATCCTTAAAACGGGCAGCCGGTACGGTGTTCCCAGTCGTATTCCGCCTGGGCGTAAGCAACTGCCGAAATGAAATCGTTGTAGGCCTCGCCAGCTTTATCGCTGCGAAGCCCTTCGTATGGACTGGAGTCAATCGGGACCGTGAAGTGGAACAGGCCGGACGGCTCTTTTGGCATCATGTCGATGATTTTCTGCGCCCGGTCGTCGATCCACTTCTCTTTCTCGTCGTCGAGCTGCTGCTCAACCCAGCGCCGATCTTCGATGCGGTCGTAAGTGAGGTATGCGTTCATGGTTTCCTCAGTAGTGGATTTTCGCGCAGGGGATCAGGTCATCTTTCAGAGCGGTGAGCACTTCGATAGCCTGTTTGCGGGTTAAGCTGGTATTGCTGGTGAGCGCGTTAACGATGTTGGCTCCGACCGTCTTGCGGTGTTTCACGTCAGCTTCACGTTTTGCCTGCTCATCGGCGATGCGCTTCTGCTCAGCCAGGCGGGCATCTTCTGCCTGCTTTGCCTTAAGGCGCTCAGCTTCCACTGCCGCAGCTTTTTCGCGTTCTGCCCGTGCTTCCGCTTCCTGCTTCTCACGTGCCGCACGCTGTTCCGCTTCGACGCGCTTGCGTTCAGCCAGCTCTGCACGTGCTTTCTCTTCAGCTTCACGGCGCGCTGCAGCTTCTATCTCAGCTTTGTGCCTCGCTTCGGCATCGTGGCGGGCTTGTTCTGCCGCTTCCTGCTTCAGCCGCTCGTCACGTTCACGCTGAGCCTGTTCCGCTTGGCGGCGCTGTTCTTCGCGTTCGCGGTCAATATCCTTGTTCATCAGCAGGGCCATTTCGTGGTCTGCTTCGATCTGCGCGGCACGGTGGCGGTCGAACTCTTCGTTCAACACCAGTGCTTCGGCGTGCAGTGCGTTCATGGCTTCTTCAGCCTTAATGCGTTCCTGCTCGGCTTCCCATTCAGTGAGTGGGCGCCGGGTCGCATCGCGCAGCTCGTCACAGGCATCAACGAATCGCTTAATTTCGGCCTCAGCGGGACGCACAGCCTCTTTCAGACGCTTCAGGTACTCACGGCCCGGCTTTTCGATTGCCGTCTTGCTGCGGGATACCTGCGCCGCCAGAGAGGCGACACGGTCACGGCCTTTCTTCGTTGACAGGTCCGGCACTTCGTTTACTGCCTGGCGGATTTGCTCGAGATAAGCATCAAGGCCGCCAGCTACATACAGCACCGGCGCCTGTTCCGGCTTGATTTCGATGACAGTTAAGTCCATTACTTCGCTCATGGTTTCTCCTGAAATTTGGATGTGCAGATCCCGCCCGCAGAAAGCCAGGCCGATCGGTTGGATAGGGGATTAGGCTGTTTTTCTATGCCACGGATAACCGATAGCAACCTTCATTTCGACGTAGGCTGCCATCCACATGGCGCCATCACCAATAAACAGGGCAATGGCTGCTTTACTCTGCGCCGCGCGCAGCAAGTGGTGATTGATCATACCTTCACCTCAACCTGTTCCAGGAGGCCAGCCAGCTTCATGTGCCAGCGGTTAAGCGTCAACTTCTCGCGCGGGTTTGATACCGACGTCAGCTGCCACTCGTTATCGTTGAGTTTTTTGGCGGTGTACTGCTTGCCGTTGTGGGTGATTTTCATCTCACACCACCTTAAATAAGAACCAGCCCATACCGCACACGATCAGGCCCACAATGGTTATTGCGGAAGACATGCGTACATGATCAATGGCTAGTTTTGAAAGTGGCTGGCGATGTTCTTTTTTCGTCAGCGAGTTGATTGCTATGCCGAGCAGGAATATCCCGACAAACCATAAGGCGTATATCTTTAAGCCAAACTCCAAATCACTCATAAATCCTCTTGGCCTTATCGCGGCGAACGGAACGGTTAATACAAGACTTCTTCGCTAATGGGCGGTGGATGGCCGCCGGTTGTCATAACTTGAGTCACTCGTAAATGACTCCAGGTATGAAAAAGGCCGCCTACCTGGCAGCCTCAACTTGAATGAGTGCCGGGGTATTTATCCGCGCCCGGCGCGCGCTTTCCCGCTATTCCCCAACAGCAAGAAATCGCTTACTCTTTAATCTCCCCAACAGTAGAAAGGATATATTCATGCAAACCATGCGGACCGTGTGCCCTGACTGTGGAAGTGAGATGTTCAACCAGCCCGATGATTTTGACTTTGAGACAAATTTCACCGGCGTCAGTTGTGCTGACTGTGGTCGCGAAATCACTAAGGACGATGTTGTCAATCAGGCCACGGACATGGTCAAAAAACAGATCGACGACATGCTCAGGAATTCCCTGAAAGGAACTGGCTGGAAGTTCAAGTAACTTTAAAAGCTCCCCGAACTGAGTAAGAACCTCGCTGGCGTCTACGTTAAGCAGTAGTGGCGCCGTTTTTTTATCTGACATACACACCCCTCTGGTTATTTACCGTCAGCCCCTCGCAAAGAGCTGCTGGTAAATCTTTGCGCTTCGCACCTCTCATCCCGCCAGTGTTGCCCGTTCCCACGCCTTTATCGCTCTCGCGAGGGGGTAGTCTTCTCACCGACCGGTTCGCCGCCGGTGATACGCCGCATTTTGTGCGTTGGGGTCTAAACAGGATTACCGAGTGCTGTTCCGACTTTGCATGTTGTTAAAAAGCAGGCGACTTGCTGTCCGCCGCTGGCTAACTTCGCTCAGCTGTCGATGTTTCGTTTCGATGGGGTAAAGATACAGATAAAACTGTATTATCGTCAACAGACAAAACTGTATTTTATGGCGCTAAATACATATGTTTCTGTATTTGAATGGAAAATATTTTTGTTCAGGCGAAAAAAAACCGGCCTGAGCCGGTGATTTTTTATAGGAGGAGGGATGCTATCGCTTTCTGCGGTAGATGCGATGCTCAATCATAACGCCAATGATAGTCAATGGCTGGTGATCGCTGTTAATGACAGGGTAATCATCATTTAGGGGGACCAGCTCAAAGTGCTGGCAGCCCATGGGGTCAATGTATGTTGGGCGATATTTTTTGAAGGTTGCCTGCGCTCCGCCGTTCCTGGCCACAACAAACTCCCCGGGAGTTGGCTCAACCTCGGGATCAACGATGATGATGTCACCGGCCTTGAAATCAGGCTCCATCGAATCACCTTCTATGCGCAGCGCGAAGGTATATTCAGAAATATCAGAGTCCGTGAGGATGTACTCGAGGTTCCCGTCGAAAGCCTCAATGGGATTTTTTTCAGCTAAGGCGCCAGCCTGTACATAGCTTATCAACGGAACTCTCCTGCTGTTAACCTCGGCCACCGGCATAAAAGCGCCGCCATTCATTAGCCAGTCAGCATCCGACTTAAGAGCCTTGGCTATACCAATTATATTACGCGGCTTAAGTGTTTTCCCGTCTTCAATGCTCTGCCAGGATTGCTGCCGTATACCGGCCATTTCAGCTGCTTCTGCCTGGGTTAACCCCAATTCAATTCTCTTCTGCTTTACGCGATCCGCAAGGCTCATAAATACCTCTCTCTGTCCTCCCTGATAATCACAGTTAAAACTGTAATTGACAAACAGAAATAACTGTCAGAGAATACAGATAAAACTGTGGAGGAGATATGGAAACAATTTCTCAACGACTCAAGCAAAAACGTGAAGAGATGAATCTGTCGCAGGATCAGCTGGCGAAGCTGGCTGGCATGAAACAGCAATCTCTCCAGGCCATTGAGGCTGGGACAACAAAGCGCCCACGTTACTTGGTTGAGCTGGCTCGCGCTCTTAAGTGCGAGCCTGAATGGCTTCTCTTTGGCGACGAGCCAAATAAATCAACAGCCGCCTGACCGGCGGCCATAACCAATTACATCAGAGGAAGTATCGCAAATGGAAACCTTAACGACACGCAACAAAGCGGAGGCACGACGAATTGAGAGTTGGGTGCAGCGTCAAATCGCTGATCTGGGTACCGCCCGGATAGCCGAAGTAGCTGGCATCAACAAATCCACAGTCAGCCGGTGGCGGGAAAACCTGGTACCGAACATGTCGCTGCTGCTGGCCATCCTGATTTCTAACCGGGATGGAGTGAAGGGAGATTTTGAAGCATGAACGCAGAAAGGGGAAAAGCCGCGGTGCTGTAACACCAACGGCTTTCAGGTGCAAAAACCACAGTAGTTGCAGGAGGAATAATGGCAAAAAAATCACACCATTGCCATACCGCTGTACATAAAAACATTACCCGCGACCGCTTTATCCGATCGGTTAATCCGATTGTGGCAGAGAAGATGCGCGCCATCCTGGAAGAACTCAAACGCAAGGAGGCTGGCCGTGGGTAACGTATCTAACTTAGCCGAAGCCAGAGAGGCCAGAAGGCTCCAGAAACCGCAACAAAGCAGCGGTAAGGGGTTTGCCTTGCTGCACCGTAAAATCATGGATGTCCCGTTCTACAAGGACGCGGAGGCGTCACATTTGTGGGTGCATCTCATCCTCAAAGCCAAGCACGCTCCTGAATTAGTTCTCACTGATATCGGCGAAATGCTGGTTAACCGTGGGCAGTTTCTCAGTGGTCGAAATGCCCTGGCATTTGAGACCGGACTGAAAGCAGATCGTGTTCAGTACCTGCTCAGAAAGTTCCAGAAGCTGGGCATGGTGAGCTGGGTTTCACACGGTAAATTCTCTGTTTTTACCATCGTGAAATATGACGATTATCAGTCAAATTCTGTACCAGCAGATTACCAGCAGATTACCACCGCAAAGCCAGATGTGGCGCAGCCTGTAGCGGAGAGTGTACCAGCAGATTACCAGCAAATTACCACAGATAAAGAAGTTATTAATATCTCTCTTACTAACGTAAGAGAGAGTGCATCAGCGGCAGAAAATCAGGACAAGAAAAAATCGTCAATCAGCTGCGAGCAGGTGGTTGAGGTTTATCACCGTGTACTGCCTGAAGCACAGGGCATACGAGTTCTGACTGACAAGCGTCGTAATCTGATCCGCACCTTCTGGAAAAAAGCCGGAGCTGCAAACCGTCAGCTCGGCGGCGCAGGATTCACCCTGGCAGACTGGGAAGCGTACCTGAACTACATCGCTACAAACTGCCGCTGGATGCTGGAGAACCGCCCGGACAATCGCACCGGTCGCACATGGCGCCGCAAGGCTCTCGAATACTTCCTGAACGTTGACGTTTACGTGAAGACGCGCGAGGGGGCCTGTGATGATCTCTGAAATCATGACCGTACCTCATAACCTCGAAGCAGAGCAGAGCGTCATTGGTGGCCTCCTGCTGGACGACGACAGCAGCGATCGAGTGCAGAAGGTGCTTTCCATCCTGAAGCCGGAATCGTTCTACCTCCGCGCTCACCAGGTACTGTTTGCTGAAATGCGCGAGATGTTCCGCGATAACAAGCCGGTCGATGGACTGACGCTGTTCGACGCTTTGGAAAGCAAAGGGCTTACTGATCAGATCGGCGGATTCGCTTACCTGTCTGAAATCGCCAAGAACACGCCGAGCGCAGCAAACATCGTGGCCTATGCCATGTCTGTTCGTGAAGCAGCCATGGAGCGCTACGGCATCCAGCGAATGACCGAAGCTACTGAGTTGCTCTACGCCCGCAACGGCATGAACGCAACGCAGAAGTACGAGGCCATTCAGGGTATTTTCACCCAGCTCGCAGACCATTCAAAAACCGGAAGTCGCCGTGGGTTGCGGTCGTTCGGGGATGTTATGGATGACTGGGTAGCGGATCTGGAGAAACGCTTTGACCCTTCAGGCGAACAGCGTGGCATGAGTACCGGCATCCCGTCACTCGACCGACTGTTAGCGCCGAAAGGCCTGGTGAAAGGTTCCCTGTTTGTGATTGGCGCAAGACCAAAGATGGGCAAGACAACCCTGTACGGGCAGATGGCGATCAACTGCGCGATTCGCGAGAAAAAGCCAGCGCTGATGTTTAGCCTGGAAATGCCCAGCGACCAGATCCTCGAAAAGCTTGTTGGGCAGAAGTCCGGCGTAAACCCGAGCATTTTTTACATGCCCGCCACGGATGACGCCGACGACCAGTACCAGGGAGACTACGACGGCGACTTTAAGAAGGCGATCGCTACAGCGGGCCGGCTGAGTGAAATCGACATGCTGTACATCGACGACACTCCGGGCCTGTCACTGGCGCACATCGTTAGCGAAAGCCGCCGAATCAAACGCGAGAAGGGCCGCGTAGGCATGATTCTGGTTGATTACCTGACGCTGATGACCGCCGAAAAAGCAGACCGTAATGACCTTGCCTACGGGATGATCACCAAAGGGTTGAAGAACCTCGCTAAAGAGCTTGGCTGCGTCGTCGTGCTGCTGACCCAGCTCAACCGCGAACTGGAGAAGCGAGTGAATAAACGCCCGTTACCGAGCGATTCCCGCGACACAGGGCAGATTGAGCAGGACTGCGACTACTGGGTTGGTATCCACCGGGAAGGTGCTTTCGATGACAGCGTGCCGCCGGGAGAAACCGAGTTAATCCTGCGACTCAACCGCCACGGCAGTACCGGAACGGTTTATTGCAATCAGATCAACGGGGCAATTTACGACACAGACCAGCAGGCCGCCGCCGCAGAACGCCGCGGGCGTGAGCAGCAGCCGAAAAAGAAAGGGGGATTCTAATGACCATAACAATCCGTGAGCAGGTGCTGGCAGCCCTGCGCAATAACCCAGGACTGAACAACGCCAAACTGGCAGCGCTTATCGGCATGGACACCAAAAAGATATCCGGGACGGTGAGCACGCTGCTGGCCGACGGCCTGATCAGCTGCGAAGGAAAATATGGCCAGCGGCTTTATCGGCTGACCAGCTACGGCATGCGCTTCGCCCCTGACACGATACCGGGCATTAAGCAGGGTAAGACGAAGTTAATTCAGCGGACGGACACGAACGTGATCTGCCAGGAGTGCCGCAACAGCGCGGCTATGAAGCGAGTATTGATGGTTTGGGGGAGGGTAGGGGTATGAGCAATCAAGAGTTAACTGAAATTATCGTAACAAAGTACGCGCTTTCAAGTGGTCCGTTTAAAGTCATGGCCGATGTATCACATGGCGGAACAATGGCTTCGTACAGGCTTCCCGGGTGCTATTTAACGACTGCTCACGGTAAGGATTTTTGGCTGAATGAGGATGATGCTTTAGCTGATTGCGAGCGTCGTCGACTGGCGAAAATAAAGTCTCTTGAGAAGCAAAAAAAGAAACTCGAAAGCATGACTTTCCGCGTTGAAGGGGCCGCCCAATGAGCAACATCGACAAACACGCATTACGTGAAGAGTTATCGAACCCGGCGATCGGTAGCAATGCCCACCTGCGAAAGTTAGCGCTGGCGCTGCTGGATGAACTGGAGGCCGCAGAGAAGAAGACTGTCGAAATGCCAACCTTCGACGGCTATGTGCCACACGTTGCGCGAGAACTTCAAGCGGTATTCCGCATTGCCTGTGATAACGCTGGCATCAACATCGCCGCAGCCGGTAAAGGAGAGTGAAATGGCTACCTTGACGAAGCAGGAAAAGGTCTGGGTTAAGAAACTCAATAAGCTTCTTGATGAGTGCCCATCAAAACGCCTGGCGTTTGCAACTACTGGCGATAGCGATGTGTCTATTTTCAACCAGACACAATATGGCGCTATCTGTGATGAGCAGGAAAAGAACGGCGGAGAGTTTATTTCAGCGGCTGCGCGCATAGGAGCACTTTTTGATGAGGTGCTGAGCTTTCCTAACCAAGTCGAAAGCACCGCAGGATGAGGACTAACCCATGAGCACTATTACCAGAGAATTCACCAAAGAGCAGTTGATTGAGCATTTGCGCTCGCGGATTGAACATCGGAAGGGACTTATAGCCAGCATCCATATTGATCGTGGCTATCGTGACTATCTGAAGCTTGAATTGCGTTCATCTGAAATAGCGCTGGCATCGCTCGAAGCGGAGCCTGTGCAGGAATGGACAAACGAGCAGTGCCTGGAGTTCCTGTCCATTGCTTTCCGGCATGCGGAAATTAAAGGCGACCTTGAGCTTGATGATATCCGCCTGGGTGTGAAGATGGCCAATGGGAGCCGCGCCGCCATGCTCAATGGAGGTAAATCATGAAGCTATTACCTTGCCCATTTTGCGGCGGTGACCCAGAAGAAGACGGCGGCATGTTCTTTGAGTTCTACGGTCATGAACGCCAGGACTATTCTATAGCCTGCAAAAAATGTAGAGCAGAGGTGCGTTGCGATGTTGGCGAGCATGAGGGTGCTGACGTGCCGTGCTCGTGTCACCACGACACAAGGAAAATATGCGCAGAGAAATGGAACCAACGCCCCGCCATGCTTCAGGGTGCCGAAAACGCCGAGTCGCGCTGCAGCAACTCTCCGGTGATTCCTGATTGGCAAGCCAAAGCTGAGAAACTGGCTGAACTCCACGGCACCAGCTTCGTCGTTTTCCGTAATGGAGAATCTCCGCAGTGCGCTGACCCGTCAAAGGTGATTATTTCGTTCACTGATGAGGGTCTTGGGCACAGTGAAAAGGGACATTTTCGGGAAATTTCAAATTCTTCAACCAACAATTTTCGGGAAAACGCGGAAACGTCAACCAAATGCTGGTGCCACACCTGCCGCCCGGTGACAATTTCCGACATGCGCTTTGTAGTCTGCCCTGATTGTGGCAACAAGCGCTGCCCGCACGCCAATGACCACCGGAATGCATGCACCGGAAGCAATGAGCCAGGTCAGGAAGGTAGCGCGTATCCAGCAGCACCGCAGCAGGAGGCGTGATGGACGCATTCAAAGGCTTCAGTGCGACTGACTGGTTATTTTTCGCAACGCTGCTGATCGTATGGTTTTACATGGTTGCAAAAGCGTATAGCTGGTTAATAGGAGTCCTGATTCGCCGCGGTTGGAGATTGTGGAATCGCAAGGATGAGCAAACACTGGCCATGGACTCGTTTTATGAGGCGTTCAGGCTGGCAGATATCGAACCTGGGCAGAGGGTGGTTATTACTACCGAAAGCGGTATGACGATCCACATCCTGCGGCCAAAAGGTAAACCCAATGCCTAACCCATTCGACGCATAACTAAACGTCAAGCAACGTTTGATTTCCAATAATCATCCATCCATAATTAGGTCATCGGAGCCTGAACAACTCCGGTGACTTCTTCGCATTTAAGGGGACTTAAATGCGACCACAATCTGAACTTTCCACCTTGTCACAGATGCAGAAATGCACCTGCGATTTTCTGCATTCTGCGTTACCTCTCGGAGGTGGCGTATGAAGCAGCAATTCCACCTCGTCAACGACGCCATCAAGCAAAACGCTATCAACTTCATCCGGGAACTACCGGTGGATGCCAAGCGCCCGTTAGTTCTCGATATCAAGGAGATGACCCGCACCCTCGATCAGAACAAAAAAATGTGGCCTCTGCTTAAAGACCTATCCGAGCAGGTTACGTGGTTTGGCAATAAGTACGATTCTGACGACTGGAAAGACCTGATCACCGCTATGGTCGCAAAGTCCAAAAAGCAAGAGCAGCGCATGGCCCCCGGCCTTGATGGAGGCGTTGTGATGTTCGGTCAGCGCACCAGTAAGATGACTGTCCGCCAGATGGTCGAAGTCATTGAGGCTATCTACTGGTTCGGAACTCAGCAGAACGTCAAGTTCAGCGAAAAATCACGCCTCGAAATTGAATGGGCAAAACGCTGGGGTGAGCGCAATGAGTAGCCCACTTTCCCGCGTCATCACCAATGAAATCTTCCGAGTTCCGGCGCGCCGCCAACGTAAGCCCGTGGTTAAGCCGTCCGACATCCCGACACTGAAAGACTACACCGCCCGCCTGGTGGATCAGAAATGGCTGCGTCTCGCGGCGAGGAGGAACCATGCGTAAACCATCCCGCCGTAAATGCAAAGTATGCGGTGAATACTTCGAGCCGAAAATCCACGACATCCGGATCCGCTGGTGCAGTCCTGAGCACGGCGCAATCCTCGCAATGGAAGAACGTGAAAAGGAGAAGGTGAAAGCCGCGGCTAAGCGCATCAAGGAGCAGAAGGAAGCCGAGAAGGCAGGGCGCAAACGCCGCAAGGAACGGCTGGCAGAGTTTCGGCCTGCCGGTTACTACAAAGCCCAGGCTCAGCAGGCATTCAATGCGTACATCCGCGCGCGCGATGCTGATTTGCCATGCATCAGCTGCGGTGAGACCAATCCGCCTGATCTGCATGGCGGCCAATGGGACTGCGGCCACTTCAAAACGGTCGGCGCCAACCCTGAGCTGCGCTTTGAAGAACGCAACGCCCATAAGCAGTGCAAATCCTGTAATGCCGGAGCCGGAAAGTACACCGCCAAGGAGGCGATCGTATCGCAGCAATACGAAGCTGGCCTGGTCGCTCGTTACGGCCAGGAATATGTCGACTGGCTCAACGGCCCCCACGAAATGACCAACTATCGCCGTGAAGATTTCATCCGGATCCGTGATGAATACCGCGCCAAGCTCAAAGCACTGAAACAGCAGGAGGCAGCATGAGTAAAATCCAATACCCAATGACCACGGCGGCTATTTTCGATGATGTTGTCTACCCGGTGCACTTCGATAATGCCGGCGAGGTTAAGCAAGAGAGCGAAGGTGCTGTTAACTGGTTCTGCCAGTGGTGCAATGAAGAGAAAGCAGTTGTGAAAGCACGGGTTCTGGTCAGTTGTTGGGGGCAGTATCTGAACTATGCACAAGTCATGGAGGAGGTAGCGTGAAACCAGAAACGCTTGAGATACTGCGCGCGCGCTGGCAGCGACTCCGGATTTACCGCCGCCCGGGCTCCGTGCTGGTGGATTACCGTATTCTCCGTAACTTCGTTCGCATCTATCACCCAGCAGGAGCCGCACAATGAACAGTCAGCAACTGGAGTACGTACGTCAGCAGCTCATTGTGGCGACCGCAGATCTGAGCGGGGCGACGAAAGGGCAACTGGTAGCTTTCGCTGAGAATGCGCAATTCACCGCGACGGCGCGCAGCCGGGGACGAAAGAAAATCACCGACCCGGTCACCGGCCGGAAAGTTAACCCTGACGGCCCGGCGATGAGTGGCAGTCAGTCCCGCGCCAAAGGCTCATCCATCGCGCTGGTGGGTCCGGTTGAGTTTGTTACCGCATCGTGGCGCCGCGCCGTCCTGTCGCTGGAAGACCACCAGAAGGCATGGCTGCTCTGGAACTACAGCGAGAATATCCGCTTCGAGTACCAGGTGGCGATCACCCAGTGGGCGTGGGTTGAGTTCCGGGAGCAACTCGGAACTAAGAAGGTGGCCGGCAAGACGATGGAGCGACTGAAGAAACTGATATGGCTGGCGGCGCAGGATGTTAAAGCGGAGCTGGCGGGCAAAGACGTGTATCAGCACCAGGACCTGGCGGCTCTGTGCGGAGTTAAACCTGATAACTGGTGCCATAACTACGCCGACTACTGGCGGGCCATGTGCGCCATTTTTAAGCGGCTTGATGGCGATTCTCTTCTCTGTACTGTGAGAACACGATCACAACAAAAGGCGACTTTTTCGCAGCAGGGTATTGCAAAAGTCAATTAAATGAGCCATATTTGAGTCTACTTTGATATGCTGCCTAAATTACATCGGCGGCATGAAGATGATAGTCACTATCCAGTTTTAAAAATGAGCCCTGGCATCCCGCCGGGGCTTTTTCTTTTCAGGGTCAGAAGCACAGCGGTTGTGCGTTCGGCTGTTAACCGAATGGTCGAAGGTTCGAATCCTTCCTGTCCAGCCAATTCTGCATCTGTCGTAGTTTGGGAATTACGTCTGGCTTCCAACCAGAAGATGCGGGTTCGATCCCCGCCAGATGCTCCAAATTCGCCGGTCTAGTTCAGTGGCAGAGGTGGAAAATGCCGAGCAAAGATTACTATCTTAATCGAAGGGCTAGGCTTGCTAAGGCCATGGAAAAGTTGGGTGGTCGTTGCGCGAGTTGCGGATCCAAAGATTCGCTTCAGTTTGACCACATAGATCCTTCCACCAAATCAGCAAATGTAAGCGAGATGCACTATCACGCAGATTCGGTGTTTTATGCTGAGGTTGAAAAGTGCCAACTACTATGTTCTGCATGCCACATTCAGAAAACCAAATTTGACCTTAGCTACTTAGTAGCTGGTGAGCTGAATGGTATGAGTAAGCTAACAATGGACAGCGTCCAGTTCATCAGAGAAAACTACATTCCACGTCATAAGGTTTATGGAGCCAGAGGGCTAGGGAGAATGTTTGGTGTAACACATCAAACAGTGCTTTCAGCCTTAAATGGCGAAACCTGGAAATAAGCTGCGCGTCAGAGGTTCGATTCCTTTGCCCGGCACACAGAACCCACTACCTGGGACCCTTCGGCCAGAGAGCCGACATTGCCTTACCCTCACATTGCCAGCCTGTCGCTGGCTTTTTTATTTGCGATGTCCGGTCGTTGTTTCCTGGCATCCTTCCACTCTACACAAACAGCACCCCGTTCTTTCGGAGGTGATATGGCTAAACGTATGCAAGATAAAGAAAGCATTGCCGGAGTGTCATGGCTGATTGTCCTTGCTCTGTCATGCTGGGGCGGCCTGGTCCGATACCTTATTGACGTTAAGCAGAACAAAGCCACCTGGAGTTGGATCAACGCACTGGCGCAAATCGCAGTGTCCGGATTTACCGGTCTCATTGGTGGACTGATCAGCGTTGAAAGCGGGTTGAGCCTTTACATGATTCTGGTTACGTCTGGCATCAGCGGGGCGATGGGGTCCGTGGCACTGACGTACTTCTGGGAACGACTGACGGGGATGAAGAATGCAAACCAGTGATAAAGGCATTGCCCTGATCAAGCAGTTCGAAGGCTGCAAACTCACCGCCTACCAGGACAGCGTCGGCGTATGGACGATCGGCTATGGCTGGACTCAGCCTGTTGACGGGAAACCAATCCGCGCCGGGATGACGATTAAGCAGGAAACAGCAGAACGCCTGCTGAAGACCGGACTGGTCAGCTACGAAAGAGACGTGTCCCGCCTGGTCAAAGTTGGAATGACTCAGGGGCAATTCGATGCTCTGGTGTCGTTCACTTACAACCTCGGCGCCCGGTCACTGTCGACATCGACCCTTCTGCGAAAACTCAACGCTGGTGATTACGCTGGTGCAGCCGATGAGTTCCTGCGCTGGAATAAAGCTGGTGGGAAGGTGCTGAATGGGCTGACACGTCGGCGGGAGGCAGAGCGGGCTCTGTTCCTATCATGATTGGCGCGCTGGTTAAGCGTTACTGGCTGCAGCTACTGGTGGTGGCGTTAATCGGTGTGCTGGCGTTCTTCGTGAACCACTACCGCAACAACGCCATCGCCTACAAAGACCAGCGCGATAAAGAAACGGTCAGGGCAGACAAATCAGAGGCGATCACCAACAACGTGATCACCACGATGAACCTCATCCGTGACATCTCACAGGCTACCCAGAATGCAAAGAACGAACTGGCCCATAAAGGCGAGACGCGCATTGTCTACATCAGGCAGGCGCTTGAAGGCGATCCGTGCGCTAACCAGCTTGTTCCTTCTGCCGCTGCTGACAGCCTGCGGGAATACGCAGATAGTTTACGTTCCGGCCCCGGTGGTGCCGATAAGCGCTGACCTGACAGCTGACACGCCGATCCCCGGAATGGCGGTTCCGTTCACGTGGCAGGCAAGTCTGGAGTTAAACACTCAGCTCTATACGGCGCTGGGGCAGTGCAATCTGGATAAGGCAGCAATCAGGAAAATCGAATCATCAAGAGCCTCGCAATAGCGGGGCTTTTTTATGCCTGAAGTAAACACGCGCATTCTCGTGCGCATATCAACCAAGAGCCTTTCGGGGTAGAGCTTGAGATAGGGCAGTGGTAACGCTGACCGCTCTTGGGCTGCCCGTATCTACGAGAACAGGCTCAACCACCAAAAGGTATCAGCGAAATGAAATCATTAACCCTCTTCAATCAACCAATCCGTGTCGGGGAAGACGGCATGATCTGCCTCACCGATATGTGGAAAGCCAGTGGCAAAAGTGATGCTGAGTCGCCTTACCACTATCTGCGAAACAAGCAGACAAAAGAGTTCCTGGCCGAGCTGGAGAAAAACCACGAATCTGTGGTTTTCACTGAGCGCGGTGTACACGGTGGAACATATGGCGGGAAGTTTGTTGCTTACGATTATGCGGCTTGGTTAAACCCCGGGTTCAAGTACGCGGCCTATAAAGTCCTCGATGACTACTTCACTGGAGAACTTCAGCATCGCAACAGCTTAAGTGCGCAGCTCAACATGAAGTGCCATGAGTTTGACCAGAAAAAGGACATGGCGAGCTTCTGCGGACAAGGACTCGCAGCATGGCGTTATACGAAGCCTGTATTGGTCGCTGAGATTAACACCCTTGCTAACCAGCTGCAGATTACGATCCCAGGGCTTCCAGGATGAATAATCGCGTCATCGAATGCGCCTCCAGAGCGGGGCGAGACTTCTCTGAGTTCATGAAAGGTGAGAAGGACATGATGCAAGTGCTGGCCTCGGTTGATCAGTTTGGCGAGCAACTCCGTCTCAACGGCTGCGTCAATCATCACTTTGTCAGTTACATGATGAGGAACTCGATCATGCAGGCATTCATGGACATGGCAAACGCCGAGAAGAAAGAAGAGCGCCGCCGTAAAAGAGCGGAAGCAAAAACGAAGTAGCCATTACAGAAGCTCTTCACTGAGGGGCTTCGATAATGTCAACGTGAGGTAAGTATTATGGCAAAACCGGACTGGGGAGCACTGCAAGACCAGTTCCTCGCCGAGCATGCCAAAACAGGTATTTCCCCCAAAGACTGGTGCCAGGCTCAGGGACTGAATTACGCCTCTGCGAAACGCTACATCAAAGTAACGTCGTATGGTGCGAAATCGCAGAAAGAATCTGCGAAAAAAAATGCGAATTCGCAGAAAGAAAAACACGCGCAGGATAGCGCAAAGCCAGAGCCTGAGGTGCAAAAAAAAACTGCACCAGAGCGCTCGGTTACTCCGCTCTCAGTGCCTGATGATTTCGGTCTTTCTGACCAGCAGATGATATTTGCCCAGCACGTCGTCGAAGGGAAAACTCGCGTCGATGCGTATCGTCTTGCCGGTTACACGGGGACGGGAAATGCCGCCTACGTGACAGCTAGCCAGCTCCTCAGAAACCCTAAGGTTTCACGCTATGTGCATCACCTGCGCAATGAGCGACAGAGGCGATACGCAGCAGAGCTTGATGATGTGATCGGGCAGCTGACTGCAATCATCAACGCGGACCCTAACGAGATTGCTCAGTATCGACGAGTTAACTGCCGGTACTGCTGGGGGAACGAGCACAAATATCAGTGGCGGGATATTGCCGAGCAACTTGCCGCTGAGCGTAAAGCTGAGGCTGACGGTGCGCATCCCCCGGATACATCTGGAGGTATTGGATTTGTCGATAATGGCGACCCAAATCCAGAATGCCCGCGCTGCAACGGAGAAGGAGTGGGTGAGCCATTCTTTGCTGATACACGGGATCTGGAAGGCGATGCTCGCTATTTGCTGCAGGGTGTCAAGCTTGGCAAGTTCGGGATTGAGATCCTGACTGCCGACAAAGACAGCGCCCGCAAAGAACTGGCCCGACTAATCCTCTTGCGGAATACAAGCGAGCGTCAATCGCTGCTCGATGTAGAGCGTCTCGAGTTGCAGAACGAGAAGCTACGTCACGAAATTAGTGCTCTGAGAGACGGCGACAAAGACAACGCGATCGTCGTTCACAACACCCTGCCGATACCAGGAAGATGATATGGCCGACATTTACCTCCCGACGCTGCATGACGGGCAGTTAAAGGTCTGGTCCGATTCCTGGGAAGGTCAACTGCACGCGGTCCGGTGTGGTCGCCGCTGGGGTAAGACTTTCATGCTGTCCAGCGCCGCCGTGACCTATGCTACTGCGCCGTTTAAACGCCCGGGTATGGACATTGAACTCGGCGGCCGCGTCGGTATCTTCACCGCGGAATATCGCCAGTATCAGGAGATCTACGACAAGCTCGAAGAAATCCTGTTGCCGCTGAAGAAAAGCTTTAGCCGACAGGAGAAGCGCCTGCTGCTGAAGAACGGCGGGAAGATCGACTTCTGGGTCACCAACGACAACAAACTGGCTGGCCGTGGCCGTGAGTACGAAATCATTCTGATAGACGAGGCGGCATTTACCAAGTCGCCGGAGATGCTGAGGGAGATCTGGCCGAAGTCGATAAAGCCAACGCTGCTGACGACGAAAGGCCGGGCCTACGTGTTTTCAACGCCGGACGGGGTGGATGAAGAGAACTTCTTCTACGCCATCTGCCACGATAAGAACCTTGGCTTTATCGAGCATCATGCTCCGACATCCTCCAACCCGTTCGTTCCGCCGGAAGAACTGGAAAAGGAAAAGGCCAACAACGACCCGCGAGTGTTCCGTCAGGAGTTTCTGGCCGAGTTCGTCGACTGGTCCGCCGCTTCGCTGTTCGACGTCCGCAAATGGTTCGAGGGTGAGAATCAGGATCAGCCTGTTGATTACCCTGAGATGTGCCAGGCCGTCTTCGCTGTCATGGACACCGCCGTCAAAGGTGGTTCAGAGCACGACGGCACGGCGGTGGTGTATTACGCCGTCGACACCCGGCCCGGCATTCAGCGCCTCACGATTCTGGACTGGGATGTGGTGCAGATTGACGGCGCGCTGCTGGAAACGTGGATGCCGTCGGTATTCGACCGACTCAACGAGCTTTCCGGCCAGTGCGTTGCCATTAACGGCAGCCTCGGCGTTTTTATCGAAGACGCCAGCATGGGCAGCATCCTCCTGCAGAAAGGCGAGAGCCTCGGATGGCCGGTCAACAAAATAGAGTCCGCCCTGACCAGCAAAGGAAAGGACGAACGCGCCATCATGGCCTCCGGTTACCACTATCGCGGCCTGGCGAAGATTTCCCGATACGCCTACGAGAAGACAGCCGTCTTCAAGGGCGAGACAGCAAACCATCTGCACAAGCAGGTTTCCCGATTCCACCTTGCCGACAAGAAAGCGCATAAGCGCGCCGATGACCTGCTCGATGATTACACCTACGGGCTGATCATCGCCTTCGGCAGCGGCGACGCAATCTGACGAGAGAACCAATGAACGAAGACGATTTCGAAATCGGCAGCTGCTCTCACTCAGAGTTGATGGCATTGCTGGACAGCGACGACATCCAGCCTGGCTCTACGGCTGGCTATCAGACCTGCAAAACGGTTTACCTCTACCACCCGCTGGGCGGCAAGATGGTGGATCGCCCGATTAAAATGGCGATGAATGAGCCGCGCACCGTGCATGTTGCCCAGTCGTATGGGCTTGAACGGCGCCTGCGTGACGCGTTCGAGCGTGAATGGAAAGCGATGGGTGCGAACCAGCACATCGCCAACGCCGCGCGCATCGCCCGTATTTACGGCGTATCTGCGATCGCCATGCTGGTGGATAACCAGGAGCCGAATGAATCGCTGGACTACCGCACGCTGTACAAGCACAACGTGAGCTTTAACATCCTGGACCCGCTTAACACCGCGGGCAGCATCGTATTGAATCAGGACCCGAACGCCCAGGACTTCCAGAAAGTCGACGGCATCCGGGTGGCGGGCAAGCCGTATCACAAATCGCGCTGTGTCGTCGTGCAGAACGAGGATCCGATTTACCTCGCGTACAACCCAGCGGCATTTGGCTTTACCGGGCGTAGCGTGTACCAGCGCGCTCTCTACCCGCTGAAGTCCTTCATCCAGACCATGCGCACCGACGATATGGTTGCGGTGAAAGGCGGACTGCTGGTGACGAAAATCAAGGGGCCAAGCTCCGTCGTCAACAACATGATGCAGAAGCTCAGCGGCATCAAGCGCATGATGCTGAAGCGCGGGAAGACGGGAGAGGTCCTGCAGATCGGTGACAGCGACAACATCGAGTCAATCGACCTGAGCAACCTGGAAAAGCCTCTCGACTCTGCGCGTAAGCACATCCTGGAGAACGTGGCCGCCGCCGCCGACATGCCGGCGATCATCCTCAATTCTGAGACGTTCGCTCAGGGATTTGGTGAAGGCACTGAAGATGCCCGCGCCGTGGCGGTCTACATCGACAACATCCGAGAGTGGCTGGACCCGCTTTACGCGTTCTTCATCCGCGTGTGCCAGTACCGCTCCTGGAGCATTGAGTTCTTCCAGTCGCTGCGTGCTGACTTCCCGGAGCTGAAAAATACCTACAGCGTGTATTTCGCGAGTTGGATAAACAACTTCGAATATCGCTGGCCGTCCTCTCTGAAAGAGGCGGAAAGCGAGAAGGTGAAGGTCGATGAAACGCGATTTAAGGCGATCGTCAGCATGCTGGAAGTGGTGCTGCCGCAGCTCACGGCTGACCCGGAAAACCGTGCGACGCTGATCGAGTGGGCGTGTGAAAACGCCAACGCCAACGAGAACCTCTTCCCTCAGCGGCTTAACCTCGATTACGACTCGCTGAAAGATAACCCACCGCCGGAGCCGCCGAAAGCTGAAGAGCCGGGCGGCGGGATGATGCTATGAACACTTTCACCCGAACAGTGAGAGACGCGGTGAAGTTCTTTCTCCGCAACGGCTACTCATCCCGTGAAGAACTGGAGCGCTGGCAGGCGATTATCCGCCAGGCCGCCGAAAGCGAAACCTCCGATGACTATATGGCAATGGTCACCCGGAACCTGACGAAAGCATACGACCTGCAGGTTGGTCGCGCTGGCGCGCTGAAGCGCCATCAGGGCATATCCCGGTTTACGCTCAACTACCTTGAGCCAAAGCTGAGGACAGAGCTCGACAGGCGGATCCTCGCCAGCGCCGACCTTATCCAGCTCAACCGCAAAAAAGCCATCGACACCACGTTGTCGCGGTTTAGCGGCTGGGCCAGCAGCATTCCCTCAGCCGACAGCATCGCGCTGACTGGCATTCAGGGAACGATGCGGGAAACGGCAGACCACATTCAGAAGGCCGCCGAGAAGGTGGACTATGAAGCGCGCCGGGTGATGATCGACCAGAACCATAAGCTGATAGCCAATATCGACAACGTGATCGCAACGAGCAACAACGCGATTGCAGCGATATGGCACAGCCACTGGCGGCGGCCGGGCTATGACTTCCGCGAGGACCACAAGGAACGCGATCAGCTGTATTACCTGATTCGCGGGAACTGGGCGCAAAAAAACGGGTACGTGAAAGCAGGTCCTGCCGGTTACCTGGACGAAATCACTCAGCCAGGCGAAGAGGTTTTTTGCCAGTGCTACGTGACATACATCTACAACCTCCGAAGCATTCCTGAATACATGCTGACCCAGAAGGGGCAGAAGTTCATGGAGTCGATGAAGAAAGCAGCATAGGAGCATTAAAACGTGGCTATTTTTGGCAGCGGGATAATGTTCCGTCAGGGTAAGTTCGTCTTCCTGATCCAGCGCTCGGATGATGGTACGTGGTGCCCGCCTGGTGGCACGGTAGAGCCGGGCGAGTTGGCTATTGACGCCGCGCGCCGCGAGGTGCTGGAAGAGGTGGGCTATCAGTACGATGGTCCGCTGACCCCGCACAGCGTATACGGCGATTATCTGACGTTTCGCGCCGAGGTGTCGGAGAGGTTCGAGGCGAAGCTTAACGACGAATCGCTGGCCGCAGGATGGTTTCACATTGACGATCTGCCCAAGCCGCTTCATCAGCCATTCGCTGAGATGCTGGCGCAGCAGGCGCTCAATGAAACCGAAGTGGCCGCGCTCATCGCTGACGGGACGCTAAGCAGCCCGCAATTCTTTATCAACATGTGGATGTTCGCCATCCGGGTAACCGGAACAGGGGTTACCTGGCGCTCTGCAGATCAACAGATGGCCTTCCGTAACCCGGACGACTATCTCACCCCAGAGTTTCTCCAGCGAGTTGCCGGTGTACCGCTTATCTGGCTGCACCCGGAGAAAAACAAGCTCGATAGCGATGAATTTGCGAAGCGTGTTATCGGCACCCTGACGAACAGTTGGGTTGCTGATAATGGCGAGGTCTGGGCTATTGCCCGGGTGTACGACGCTGAAGCCGCCGAAATTATGGCGACACGGCAGCTGAGCACTTCGCCAACCGTCACGTACAGCGAAATGCAGGACTCAATCATCAAAATCGACGGTCAGCCTCTATTGGTGGAAGGTTCCCCGGTATTGCTCGACCACGTTGCAATTTGTGAACAGGGCGTATGGGACAAGCTCCTTGCCCCTACTGGTGTTAAATCTGATTCCATTCCAAACGAGGCTGAAAAGATGGACGAGGAAAAAATCGTAGCGCTAATCAATAAGGCGATTGACGCACGCATGGCTCAGGCTGACTCAGAAGCAGCAGACCTTAAGGCCAAGGCCGATGCCGAAGAAGCAGCCAAGAAAGAAAAGGCTGATGCTGAGGCAAAAGAGGCCGAAGAGGCGAAAGCCAAAGCTGACGCGGAAGAGAAAGCCGCGAAGGAAAAAGCAGACGCCGAAGCCAAAGAGAAGGCAGACGCCGAAGAGGCAGAACGTATGGCGAAAGAAAAGGCTGACTCTCAGCTGCGCCAGGAAATCGCCGACCTGCGCTCCCGCATCCCAACCGAGTTGAGCGATGAAGAGCGTAACGAAGTCGCCGACGCGCAGGTGAAGGCTGATAGCGTGTTCTCTTGCTTTGGCAAGCGCGCGCCGGTGCCACTGTCTGGTGAAAAGCCGCTGGCATATCGCCGCCGCCTGATGATCCAGTTGCAGGAGCATTCTCCTGACTTCAAATCCGTCGACCTGTCCTCTATCGCTGACTCAGCCCTACTGAGCGTGGCCGAAAAGACCATCTACGCCGACGCGCAGAAATCGGCAAGCCTGTCTGTTGGCCCTGGCATGCTGCGCGAAATTAAACGCGCTGATGCTACCGGTCGCCAGATCAGCACCTTCGAAGGCGATCCTGCTGCTACCTGGGCTCCGTTCCAGTCCGGTAAGCGTCAGGTCACCAGTTTCAACAACCAGGCTTAACGGGAGCTCTCAAGCATGGCTACTTTATCTCTTAACCCGATGGCAACCACGAACGCTCTGGGCTCCTTCGGTGTGCAGTCCGATGGTTATATTCAGGGCGTAGCGCTGGATGACCCGGCCAACCGCTTTAATCTGGCGGCGGGAACCGTGGCGGCAACGGAAACCAAACCTTTATGGGGCGGTCTGCCGGTTGCTGAGCTACTGCCTGGTACCAGTTCAAGCCCGCGCGGGTCATACATCCGTCGCGCTGTGTCTGTTGCAGAGCTGGAAGGTTTCACCGTCTTCAATCAGGCTCACAACGGCCTGACCACTCCGCAGTCACCGGTACCGCTGTACGCCTCCGGCATGAGCGTTTCGTACTACCGCCTGGGTTCTAACATGCGCGTTCCGCTGAAAGCTTCTGCGCAGGTTGTTGCGCTGGGCACTTCCGGTGCCTCAGTGAAAACGCCGCTGGCCTGGGACTTTGTGAACAACCAGATCACCACCGCGGCGGCGGCCGGTTTCGCGGGTTCTGATATCGCAACAACTGCTGTGACCTATGCTGCTGGCGTGGCGACAGCCACCACGGCATCCGCGCACGGTCTTACCGCTGGCCAGTACGTGAAAATCAGCGGCGTTGCCCCTGCGGCGTACAACGGCACTGTGGTAGTGCTGTCTGTTCCGACCTCAACGAGCTTCACCTACGCACCGGCAACTGCACCAAGCGGCGCTGCAACCACGCAGGGCACCATCGGCGCAGTTACGCTTTCCGACATTACGCTGCCGGTAAAAGTGCTCGCCATCGAATCAGGCAACTCCAAGACTGTCAGCTATGACAGCGCGACGGGCTTCCTGACCTGGAATAACACCGACAGCTGCGCGCTGGTCTTACTTTAATCGGGAGCTGAATTAAATGGCTGCAATTACCCCCAGCTACACCATCGTCAATCCGTCGTACATCGCGCCGGAGATGATCATTGGTTACCAGCAGGCGTCAGGTGCGTTTGAAACCATCGCCAGCGGTAACCCGCAAGTCCGTCTCGGTGTAGGCGATCAATACGTCTACATGCGCCGCCTGGACATTCGCACCCAGACCACTTCCAGCCAGTCCGGTAACGGTAACCAGCTGCCGAGCGTGGCGTTGGATGCGAAGATGATTTCAACCCCAACCTACCTGTTCCGCTGCCGTGGTATCTACGATCACCATGACATGGCCGCTGCCGGTAACTGGAACTTTGCACTGCCGGAAGCTCAGCGCCTGGGCATGCGTCAGGGCATTTTCCAGCAGCTGCGTTCTGCTCTGCTGTACGGTATGAACCCTGCAGGTGGTGAAGGCCTGCTGAACACCGCTGGCGCGACGACCGAGTCACTGCCTCCGGACAGCAGCGGCAACACCACCGTGCTGACCTATGACCACGGACAGATGGCGGTATATCTGCTTGGCCACGTACAGGCTGCGCTGACCCGCACCATGCAGCTTGGCCGACAGCAGCGCGTCGTTATCCTGGGGCCGCAGCGCGTCCTCGGCGCCATGGAGATTCAGCAGATCGTCCAGCTGACTTCTTACCAGCGCCCTGGTGGTGGTACTGACACCGTCGGCGGCACTGTGAAAGAAGTGCTGAAAGGCGCAAACGTCCAGGTTGACTGGGTGTATGACGATACCCTGATCGGCGCTGGCGCTGGCGGAACCGACGCGGTAGTGATCACCATCCCTGAGGTCGAGGTGCCAATGGTCAACTCGACTGTGAACACCAACGAATTCGCCAAGCTGACCCCGTCTCTTGCCGCGAACGCGCTGATGTTCACCGACATGGCCGCGCCGCGTGAGATTCCGACGCCGATCGCTGGTGGCGCCATCGATGTTCTGTCCGAAATGCGCTCTACCGCAGGCTGGGCAGTTCGTCCGGAAGCAATCACCATCCTGTCCATGGCGTACAGCGCCTGATCCATTCTTTGAAGTGGTTAAGCCTCTGCCGGGGAAACTCAGCAGGGGCTTTTTTACGAGGGTAACCAATGAAACTCTATATCGCTAACACCACCAAGCAGCGCCAGATTTTCGCCTATCGCAAGCTGGAGACCGGACGCCTTATTCAGATCCCGATTAACCACGGCGATCAGATGATGGTGCTGGATGGCTCAACTGAAGAAGTTGATGCAGTGGTGCAGCATCACCAGATTTACGGCCTGGTTGACTCGACCAAAATCGACCAGAGTCAGGCGTTCGTCGGCCTGTGCTACAGCCTGAACAAGCCTGTATCAGCATCGGTAATCGAAAAGGCAATTCGCGATAACGATATTCACCTGACCCGTGGCGCCCACGGCCGCCGCCAGGCATCCGTAGCAGCTCTGGATAGCTCTCTGCGCGAAAGCGGTACCGGATATTCCGGCGAGATGGAAGTCAGCGCGGAGCAGGCGAAAGGCCGCGAAGACAGCGAAGACACCCCAACTGTTAACGAAACAATCGTGACAGAAAAATCCGGGAGCAAGAAAAAATGACAACGAGCCTGTCGGGATTCATCGAATTCGTTCGAACTGACATGGGCGTGACCGCCGCGCAGGTTCCCGACGACTCGCCGTCTTTCACCCTGGCGTATGGCGGCGCGGTTGAGTGGGTAAACCCTGATATCGCGTGCGTCACGCCGAACCTGTACACCGTTGCCGTGTATAACCTGGGCGCGTCTTTCCTGGTCAACTACGGTACCGAATCGGTATTTGCCGAATTCAGGAAAGAGTATGGCCTGAATAATTTCAAGGCTGGAGTGATTACTGGTGCCGGGGATAACTCAACCAGCGCTCAGCGCCTGGTGCCGGACTTCTTCAAAGACCTGTCGCTTGCTGACCTGCAGATGTTGCAGGACCCATGGGGCCGCCGGTACCTGATGATTGCCCAGCAGTTCGGCAGCCTGTGGGGGCTGTCATGATCACCTTTCACCTGGGGGTGATTGATGTCCCGTATGAGGACGAGAACACCACAACCGGAGACGTCGCCGAGTATCTGGAGGAAAAGTACCAGATCATGCAGACGTTTTTCGACAGGTACAGCAACGACATCGCTGACCTGATGGCGAATGACATGGCCGCGTCGCTTGAGAATATGATGGCCGGTGTGCCGCCAGCCAAAGACCCTCTGGCAGAGTCGATGTCACGGATCCATGACCTGTTTGTCGCCTTCCTCGACAACACCGAAATGAACGGATTGCCTGGCGTGCCTACGCGCCGCGCGCTGGATGGTATATCCCGGCGATTCAAAAACAAAAAAGGGCCGCCGCGTCCGTCATTCATTGATACCGGAACCTATCAGGCCGCGATGCGCGCCTGGGTAAGCGGGGTGCTGAATGCCTTCCCTGAGTGAGTTGCAGCAAACTGCAAAAACAGAGCTTAACGCCACGCTGACGCAGGGTCTTGATGACCTGAGCCGCTTTCAGGTGGTCACGTTCACGAAGTATATCCGCAAGGTGCTGCCCCTCGATGGTTTCGTGTTCTGGGTGAAAGCTTCTGTTCTGTCGGACGACCCAAGCAGTGAGCCCGATACGGTTGATGTTAAGGGTTATCTGCACCTGACGACCGAAACCATCCAGGACGACGAGCAGCTCTACGACAGGAACGTCGTGACGTTTACTGCGCAGGCGGACATCGACCCGTTCAACGATATCGGGTCTGATGTCCTGTATATCGGCGAGTTCTTCGGAATCCAGTTTTCTTTCTCCCGGCGCACCGGGCTGAACGAACCGGCCAACCTCTACCACTACACAGGGGAGGCAATCTTCCCCTACATGCGATCGCAGATCATCAACTCGGCCGACGATATCGACCTGTCGGACGTTGTGGTTTCGAGCTCATTGCCGGTATGGCTGACGCTGAGCCAGTACATGCCGATGTTCCCGGCCATGCTGTCGACGCAGAACCTGTCCCCACCGTATGCAACGGTGAAGTGCAGCAATACTACCCCGATCGCCGGGAGCTTTTACCTCGATGAGCAGCAGAACCAGTATCAGTTGGTTTCCGAGGATGTGACGATCTCCATCACTGGCCTGCGCAATGCCGGGGTTGAAGATTTCCTGAGGTACGTACAGCAGTACACGCTCGGCGATGACGCGGAAATGGGCGTGATGAATATCCCGGTCGTTCAGGACGAGCGCGTCACGCAGAACGAGTTGAACATCATCGCCATGCGAAAAACCATAAAGTTCAAAGTCAACTATTACCAGCAGCGCATGCGGAACGTCGCGCGCAGGCTGATCACGTCAGCGATTACGTCCATTTACCCGGAGAAATAAATAAATGGCAATTGTTAACATTAACGTCTCGGTGACCAACCCACCGAAGCCCTCTCAGCTGCTCAAATCCGGCGCGATGATCTCCATGGGCGGAACCACCCTGGCGGCAGGAGAGTATCAACTCCTGACGACGAAAGACGATCTGAAGGATATCACCTCACCGGCTAAAACCATTTCAACGATCGCCTGGGCAACCGGCGTCGTTACTGTGACCCTCTCGGCAGCGCATGGCTGGACAGTTGGTGACACTATTCCGCTGGTAGTGTCAGGAGTTACCCCTTCGGCTTATAACCGCGCCGTAACCGCCACTGTGACCACGTCGACCGCCTTCACGTATCCGCTGGCGACAGACCCTGGCACGGCAACAGTCATGGGGACGGTGAAAACAGTGGCGGCAAACGAAATCATCGAGATGAACACCACGTTCTGGTCCCAGGGCACTACCCGCGCGGTCTATGTGCTGGAGTTGGGTGATGTATCTGTTGCTGCTGCTGTGGCTGCACTGGCCGACTTCATCGATGAGGATATCTCCCTGGGCAACACCTACCAGAAATTCTTCTCGTACCTGGTGCCGCGCGAATGGGATGGCGAAACGACGTTTAAAACCCTGACAGGTCTGTATACCAGCCCGGCGTCACTGGTTTATTTCTTTGTCACCACCACGATTGCCACCTATCCGGCGTGGGTAGCTACCAAAAACAAATCCGTGCTTGCGGGTGTGGAATCTCCAAACATCCCTGCTGGCGAGTTTTCCATGGCGTTCCCGTTCCAGTCATCTCTGGCAAACGATCCTGGCTCTTCGAACATGGTTCCTCCAATGGCGTACCGGTTCGGCTACGGCGTAACGGAATATTCTGTAGAGGGCAACGGCGCGCTATTGAAAGCGTTGCAGGACAACAGCATAAACTACGTCGGCACCGCCGCAGAAGGTGGGCTGAGCAACAAAATGCTGGTGGCAGGCCACATGCTGGACGGTAACCCGTTCAACTACTGGTATTCCGTGGCCTGGACTGCAATCAACCTCGAGCTCGACCTGGCCAACGAAATCATTAACGGGTCAAACACCACTGTCAACCCGCTGTACTACGAGCAGAACGGTATTGACCGCCTGCAGCGCCGCGCGCTGAAGACGCTGCGCAACGGCATCAGTTACGGGTTGATCCTCGGCCGCGTGATTGGTACCGGCCTGACGCAGCAGGATTTCAACACCGAATACGAGAAAGGCACGTATGCCGGTAACGCGGTGATCAACGCCGTGCCGTTCGCGAATTACACCAGCCTGAACCCATCAGATTACGCCGATGGCAAGTATAACGGCCTGAGCGCCGTGATGACGCCGCGCCGCGGCTTCGAATCCATCACGTTTAACGTGAACGTAACCAACTTTGTAGGGGCGTAAAAAATGGCAAACCCATTAGTACCGCAGGGATTCCTCAATCGTGTACGCGGCGCGGTTTCGGTAACTGACGTGCCAGCGCTGAACATCACCGCCTCTTACCTTGGCAAGGACGCCATAAGCATGCGTCCTGATGGCCCGGCGACGGACATTATCCCGACGCTGACCGGCACCGTAGGAAGCCAGGCGCCATATCAGCAGGTGACCGTCACCGTACATTTGCTGCGTACGCAAGGCCTGAGCGACAGCTACAAAAACCGCTTCGCCACCGATACGGCGCTGGGCGAAGTGGTAATCACCCCTGATGCGAACACGCTGAGCAATTTCACCGTGCTTAACGCTTATCTGGTCAACTTCAACGAACTGCCGTTCACCGGTATGGATGCCGGTTACGTGGTGACCATCAGCGGCTACATCCTGGCTAACGACAACATGTGGGTCTGATTGTGAAAATTGACAAAAAGCTCAACCTGGTAACAAACATCACCCGGGAAGACGGGGCAATCGTGTACCTGCATGTGACCCCGTTCCCGTATGAGGTTGTGGAAGAGCATTGCCTGCTGCTGGGCAACCTCTTTACCAACTTCATCTCACAGGTAGGCGGCCTGGGCGCGGCGCGAGTCGCCGCGATGATGCTCCGTAAAAAGTTACAGCGCGAGCAGGAACTAAGGGACGAAGCTAACCAGCAGGCCCAGCAGGCTCCAACCATCGTTGACGAGATCCAGCGTCTTACGTCAGTAGTCTGGAATGACGGCGGCACATGGAAAACAACATCATTCGACGCAGCGCTGAAGCAGGGGATCATCTCCCCTGACGAATACCGCGAAGTTGAAGGTGAGGTGGTTTTTTTTATGGTTTCCTCTGCCATTCAGAAAGCTCATCTGATCGCCCCGACGGTGGGCTCAGTGATCGGCATGTTCGGTGGGCAACTCGTATCATTGAGCGTTACGGCGTTCCGCGATTCCTTGCAGACGTCGAATCCTCCTACCGATACCCAGACCCCGAATGCCCGGCCGGAAACGTCGCATATACCCTCCTAGACTGGGCGTCGAATGAGGGATTCTGGCGGGTGATCAGGGAAATTACCGGCGAGGAGTACGCCAGCCCGGCGCAGTACCGCCAGCGTTACATCATTTCCGCGCTAAAAGACAGGGGTTCCTTCAATGGTGGCTAAGTCTATTGTCGATATTGACGTAAATGACGACAAATTTGTCGCGTTTATGGAGAAGTTTAAAGAATATCAGGCTGCACTTGAGGATCTCCCTGAGGCATGGCGCGGGCTGGCGCATGGCGCCACTGATGCCACCAAAGAGACGGCGAAAGCGAAAACAGAGGGCGACCTACTGGCTAAAGCTTTTTCGGAGGGGGCAAGCGCGATTCTGTCGATAAACAGCGGCATTGAGCGGCTTACCGACAGCCTGGACCGGGCGAACAAAAGTCAGGAAGACTTCAACAAGAAAACACGCTCATCAAAGGGGTTTTTGAGTGACGCCACGAAGGACGCGAAATCTCTGGCCGGGCACATCAGGGATGCCACCACAAGCCTGCTGTCATGGGGTGGCATCGTCGGCCTGTTCACCGGCGTGCTGGGCGTAGGTGGTCTGTTCGGTCTGAACCATCTGGCGGCCACAACTGGTTCCCAGCGTTTCACCTCTCTCGGGATCGGTACGAGCATCGGCTCGCTGGACTCCACAGCCATTAACTACCAGAAAGCGCTCGGCAACCCAACAGCAACGCTGGGGGCTATCCGTGACAGCCAGATGGACCTGTCAAAGCGCTGGCAGTTCCAGGCTATGGGCATTAACAACCCTGACCAGGACCCGGCCAAACTTCTTCCGCAGATGATTCGCAATGCTCGAGACATCTTTGTCAAAAACGGCAGCACTCTGCAGGGAGCCAACGCCTACGGCCTGACGAACTTCTTCAGCCTTGATGACCTGAATCGCTTTAAAAACATGAGCGATGAAGAAATCGATGCGATGGAACGGCGGGCTCAGAAGGATGCGAAGTTACTGCAGATCACCGATCAGCAGGCGCGGCAGTGGCAGGATTTCAACGTCCAGCTGGATTACAGCGGGCAGAGCATCCGTAATACGTTTGTGCGCGGGCTCGGTCCGTTAACCCCGCAACTGAGCAAGCTTTCTGATGCGCTGGCAGGTGCCATTGATACGGTGCTGCAGTCGCCAGAACTCGGTAAGTGGATTGATGGTCTGGCTGGCGGAATAGAGCGCTTCGGGAAATACCTTGCATCGCCAGAGTTCACCAAAGACGTTGACAGCTTCATGGCCGGCATCGAAAAACTTGGGACGCTCATCGGTAAAGTTTACGACTGGGTCGTGGGTAAAACCGACATCTCCGTGTCTGATGTGACTTCCGGATCCTCAATACTGAGCAACAAGACAGTCACTGACCCGAAGACCGGGCAGACTTACACGCCTGGTTCTGAAGATGACCCTAGGGTGTGGGGATGGCTGAAGGGTGTTAAGCGCTTCTTCTCCAGTGGTGATGTTAAGCCGGTTGACCCAACCCCTGCCGATGTCACCGCGAAAGGCAGGACGATCGCCGACCGGTTCAATAACCCGACCAATCTGCGCTGGGCAGAGGGGTACGGCACGCACAACACGCAGAGCGGAAAATTTGCGGTATTCCCAACCCTCGATGAGGGTGTGCTTGCATCGGCGAAACAGCTGCAAATTTATGGTACCCGCGGCATCAACACAGTCAGCGAAATAGCGAAAAAATGGGCGCCGTCGAACGAGAACGACACAGCGGAGTATATCCGCCATGTCGTTAAGACGACCGGGCTTGGCGCTAACGACAGGCTGAACCTCAACGACCCTGCAATTCTGGCAAAACTTATTTCCGCCATGTCCACGAAAGAGGGCGCCGGGAACCGGGTTAGCGAGGGCGCGGTTATCCAGATATTCAACAACACAGGCGGCAATGCCATCGTTTCATCATCACAGCTTGGAGTGACTGGATAATGGCATTTACTCGCGAACTCTACCGGCTTGGATTCGAAATATCCCCGGTTATCCTCTGCAATGGAGTTGCGGAGGCTATCCCCGGCGGCATGCTGCCCATAGTGGCACTAACCCAGAGCGCCAGCTTTGTAACCGGGCTGATCGGCGGGGCAATTAACCTTACCGATCTGGATAAATATTTCTGTCACTGGCGTCCTGTTCAGGGCGCAACGATGGTCGACTACGACATTGCTAAATACCCATTTGCTAACCAGACCGTCGCGGCTAACGCGCTTCTGGCTCAGCCGTTGAGGGTCAGCCTGATGATGGACGCGCCGGTGAACGAGAATACCGGCGCTATGACCAAACTGGTAACCCTAAGCTCTCTTCAGGCGGTGCTTCAGGCACATGCCAACCTGGGCGGTACTTACATCGTGGCCACCCCGTCGCTGATATATAACAACTGCATCCTGAAAACGGTTAAGGACAACTCAGCCGGTAATGATCCGCTTCCTCAGCGCTCCTGGCTCTGGGATTTCGAGCAGCCGCTTATTACCGAAACCGCAGCTGACCAGGCCGTTAACAGCTTCCTCAGCAAAATTGATGGTGGTGACCAGAACAACAGCAGCGCATGGACAAACACTGTCAGTGCGCTGGGTAACACATCGCTTGGCGGTTCGGTTACAGAGGCGATAACGGGCGTGATCGGCAAGCTGCAGGGGGTATTTGGCATATGAGCACCGTCTATTACCCGTTTACCGGGCTTGAGAGAAAGAGCATGACATTCTCGCCGGTTCTCGACGGGACGGTCTACACCTGCCAGATGAAATGGAACATCGCCGCGCAGCGCTGGTATTTGCTGATCACCAACAGCGCCGGTAACCCGGTGCTTAATACCGCCGTTGTTGGGTCGACATCTTCAGGTGGAATAAACCTCCTGAATGGGGTGTTCACATCGACGACCATGATCTGGCGTGAAAAAAACGGGCAGATTGAGGTAACGAGCTGATGCGCTATTACGAAATTAACATTTTTGATGGCGACACCTTAATTCAGCAATATTCCAGCCTGAAGAACGGAGTCTATAACCCGGGCGCGCTGATGGTCGAATTCGACATCATGCGCTTTGGTGAATCAACGCCAGCAGGGGAAACGCATCTCACTGTGTGGGGCATCGGCCCTAAAGATATGCAGCAGGCCAGACAGAACCTCTACGGTAAGCGAATTCAGATCTTTGCCGGAATGTCGAAAGGGTTGCCGCTGGCGGGAGTGTGGGACAAAAAGCTTGCCATAGAGGGGACCATTTTCCAGGTGTTCGGCAACTGGCAGGGCACAGAGCTGCGGCTGGACTTCATCATTGTGTCTGGCCCCGTTAACACCACGGCCCGCGGGCAAATGATTCCTCTCCAGCTGACCATGCCGTGGTCTATGGGGCAGAAACTTTCCGTTGCACTGACACAATGTGTAATGACGATGGGAGGGTTTACGCCGAACATAAGTATCAGCGACAGGCTGACGCTGAATTACGATCGCCCCATGTTTTGCGGCTCCCTCGCTGAGTTGGCAAAAAACCTCAGGGCATTTTCGCTGTCCCGCATCAAAGACCCAGGATACACGGGCGTTGAAATTGCCGTGGTAAACGGCAACGAGATACGGGTGTGGGATAACGACTACGCCAATCACCCCGATCAGGGCTCAAAGACCAGCGCGACGGAAAGAAGCAAAAACCCCGTCCAGATAAATTTCAATGATCTGATCGGCCAGCCAACGTGGATCAGTTTTGGCGTTGTCAGCGTCATCTGCGTTATGCGCGCTGACCTGCAGACTGGGGACCATATCCTGATGCCGGAGAAGGCCAGGCCGATGATTCAGGCTTCTTCTTACTCCCAGTTTCGAGACGACTCTGCCTTTAACGGTGAATTCGTCGTTCAATCGGTGCGGTTGCTGGGTAACAGCAGGCAGCCTACAGCTGAGGCGTGGATCACCGTGATTGAGGCATACCCGGCGGAGGCGGTTAAGACAAAATGAGCGTTGACCAGAAGCTAAATTTCGGCCGGAACATGAACCGGTTCGCTGAGCAGAAGTTTAATGAGGCTTTTCAGGCGGCCGGGAAAATCCTGCCTGCCAGCATTGTTGAGCAGCAGGGAAATATGGTCACCGTGGCTTTCGAGCTGCATGACACGCCATATGTGTTCCCGAATGTCACCATCCCTCTTTTCGGCCCGCAGTACATCCGCTATCCGATGCAGCCGGGGGACAAAGGTATTGTCATTCCTGCTGACACATATCTCGGCGGTGTCAGCGGGCAGGGGGGAGGCGTTGCCGATCTCACGCCACCTGCAAACTTAAGCGCCCTGGTATACCTGCCAATCAGCAACACGGAATGGGAGGCTGTCGACGGGAACGTTGTCACTATTTACGGGCCCGAGGGCGTTACCATTCGGGACCAGGGAAGAAATACCACATTTCTGTTAACGCCTGACAGCGTGACGATTGCGGCCGTCGATTTGTTTAAGGTAACAGTCGGAAGTACGGTACTAACCCTTACGCAGGGTATGTGGAGCATCACAGGGCAGAGCGGAAAGCTACAGGACTCAACCGCCAGCACCAGCCCGCAGATTATGCACAACGGATGGGCCGCCCTGGTTGCATGGCTGAATTCTCATCAGCATTCAAACGGTAATGGCGGTGCAAACACTGGCGGTCCTACCACCACTTTCAACGGGAATATCACGCAATGAGAACCTACGGAAGAGACGCAGACGGCAAGTGGGTGCTGGTGGTGCCGGATGAAAATGGCTTCAACGACTCCATCTATCTTACGACGCTGATTCAGAATCTGAAACTGGCGCCGCAGGAGTCACCATTTTTTGCAAACAACGGCATACCGTCCCAGAGCTCGGTCATTCAGCAGGTGCTGCCTACCTACTATGTAGACAGGCTTCAGCGGCAATTTAGTCCGTATTTTTCATCGCTGCAGATCGCCCTTGTGAGTGATGACCCGCCTGTATACAACATTTCGGCGATTACGAACGCCGGTTCTAAAATTATCACAACGGTGAACGTATGAGTGATTTGTCCGTAAGCTATGACGCAGCCGGGCCCGTGCCGAAAACATCCGAAGAACTGCGCGCCGACTTAGTTTCAAGAGCCATTGAGTTATCACCTGGTATCACTACGGACCTCCCCGGATCACTTATCGAGGATATCGTCGGTACAGACGTTGGCGCGCTACTCATGGCCGATCAGATTCGTGTCGACCTCATCAACTCCGTAGGCCCGCTGAAAGCCAATATGTACATGCTGAACCTTCTGGCCCAGCAGGCAGGTATCAGCCCGCAAAAAACTGAAGGGGCGACTACGGTTCCAGTGACGTTCTCGGGACCTGCTGGATTCGTAATTCCCCAGGGTTTTTTGGTCAGCGATGGCACGCATACCTACCAGATCTCCGACGCGACGATAATCTTGTCATCAGGTGTCAGTTCAATGGTAACAGCTATTGCAACGAACACAGGATCTTGGGCTGTTCCGGTAGGTTCAGTTAACCAGATCCTTACCAGTCTGCCGTCGGACATTACACTAACCTGTACCAACCCTGTTGCCGGTACGCCGGGTGGTGCACCTGAAACCAATTACGAGTTTCGCGAGCGCGTCTGGGAAGGCCAGATGTCAACCGTTCAGGGTTATCCTGGCTTTATCCGCCAGAAGCTAACCGACCTGAGCAATGTTCAGGCCCGACTGGTTTCTGTGGTTCAGAACGGCAATGCCTGGATTGTGATGTGCGGTGGCGGTGATATCTATGAAATGGCCGGGGTCATTTATAAGTCAGCTGGCGACATCAGCAGGCTCAAGGGCGCAGACCTGAATGTCACCGGGATCACCAATGCGAACCCTGGGGTTGTCACGACTGACATCACTCATGGTTTCAGCTCAGGTCAGGTGATTCGTATCACCGGCGTAACAGGGATGAGTGGCGTCAACAACGTTGACCTTACCATTACCGTACTGAGCCCCCACACTTTCTCTATTGGCATCAATACCACCACCTCCGGGGCATGGACAGGCGGCGGAATTGTAACCCCAAACCTGAGGAATAACGTTGTCACGATCAACGACTGGCCTGATAACTACGTCATACCCTTTGTTATCCCGCTGCAGCAGCTGGTGACGATTAAGTTTGAGTGGGCGACGGAAAGCGCCAACTATCTGACTGACGCGACTATCGCCTCATTGGTTTCACAACCGGTTATCAATTATGTAAACGGGATATTCGCCGGAAAGCCGATGAATATCAATAACGTCAAGGATGTCTTTCTTCAGGCGATTAACAGCACGCTCGATATGAGCCTGATTTCGACACTTAATGTTATTGTTACGGTGAATGGTGTAATCACAGGAGTGGATGCCGGAACCAACATTATCAGCGGCGATCCTTACAGCTACTGGTTCATTGCCTCTGACGGGGTTATCGTGGACGGAATATAATATGCTTGAAGATATCATTAAGTCTTACTTGTATACGCAGTATAACGACGATGATGATCTCCAGGCGTTCGTCACTGCGTATAACTCCATGGCCCAGGAAATTTATTCATGGATGATTAACGCCAACCTTCCGATATTTGTCGGCGGGTATAATGCTGGTGACCAGCTGAAATGGATAGCCAGAGGGATTTATGGCGTTAAGCCGCCAGTGCTGGTCAGTGGAAAGCAATCCGTTTTCGGTCCGTACAACGCTGTCCTGTTCAACCAGTTGCCATTCAATGGGCGAAAGGTGGTTAATCAGTCAGAGCAGGTTGTAGTTTCTGACGATCTTTTTAAGCGAATCATGACGTGGAATTTCTATAAAGGTGACGGGTATTACTTCACCATTCCATGGTTAAAGCGCCGGATAATGAGGTTTCTTACAGGCGTTGATGGAGTAGACGTCATTAACGATCAGAGATGGAGCATATCAGTCCTTTTTTCTGATTCAGGAGCCAGTATATCCATCATAAAGGGATTCAGAAAAATAACAGAATCCTCAATGTTCAACAAATTTTCATACAACACGAAAACTTTTAACCAGAAGGATAGCCTTCTGATTAAAAGCACAGATTATGAGTATGCATCATTATTTAAGCAAGCATTTGATAGCGGACTTCTACATACGCCGTTTTATCAACCAGTTACCGTCACTATCATCGGTTAACGTTCCTTTGGCAATATAGTGATATACCACTGATATACTTAAGACAATGACATATAATAAGTAACAATATTATTATTGCAAAAGTCGCTATGCTGAATTTCAAATTTTCTAACGGTGGAATTCCTTCATTGATCCACATATCGAAAATTAAATAAATAAGGAGCGATGAGAGTAAAATTACTATCGCGTAAAGTGAGGATAAAATAAATTTTGAAAAAGAAACAATAATTCTATTCATTTTTAAAACCCCTGTCGCTGTTAATTTTAATTGAAACCAAGAGCCCACCTTGCGTGGCCTTTTTATTGCCCGAATCCCGGAGGATAAATGGCACTCACACTTTTAGCTGCAAACAATGCACAAACGGTGCTTGCAGCAGGAATTAGCGCCTCCGCTACATCAATGACTGTAAACACTGGCACAGGTAATTTGTTCCCATCCCCCGTTTCTGGGACAAGTTTCTTTAAGTTAACTTTAATTGACGCTGCCACAGGTCAAATAAGCGAGATCGTGCATGTAACTGGTCGATCAGGCGATACCATGACAATCAGTCGAGCACAGGAGGGTACTACAGCAAGGGCGTGGTCAGCAAATGACATTGCAGCAAACATGATGACGGCAGGGACGATTAGCTACATTATGTCAAACACACAACCACTTGACGCAATGCTCACAGCCCTGGCTAGTCTCGACACAGTTAACTTGCAGTTTCCGGTATTTAATGGACCGAAAAGCATAGGGCTGGGTGCATTAACCAATTTATCATTAGACTTTCTTTCAAAATCAACTTCGGCTGATATGCTTAGCTTGTTGTCGGCTGCTCCAGTTAATAGCCCGACATTTACTGGTGACCCTAAAGCTCCAACTCCTGCTCCAGGTGATAATGATACGTCCATAGCGACGACAGCCTTTGTCGCAAATGCACTAACAGGTTATCAACCCAAAAGCACTCAATTGACCGAGTTTGCAAGCGTTACCTTGGCAAACTATACGTTCCCGTTCAGAAACGGTAGCGGGGTTATGCAGGGTGGAGCTCTTTCCGTTTTGTCACTTGATTTTCTATCAAGATCAACGGCTTCAGATATGAGGAGTGTCCTTGGCCTTGGAAGTGCATCCCAGAGGGATGTGGGGACATCCAGCGGACAAATCCCTGATATGGGATCTTTTACCTCTGCAAAAAGCCTTATTGGCTACCAGAGACTGCCAAATGGAGTCATTTTGCAATGGGGCTCAGGCAATACCACAACTAGCGGTGCGAGCGTTACATTTCCAATAGCCTTTCCAACTACATGCACGGCAATTTGCGCCAATGAAAGGAATAATTACGTATCTCCAGTAGTGGTCAATTTCTCAGGCGTTGGCACCACTGGATTCACAATCCAGGCATGGAACACTAGCGCCACAAGAGTAGATTCTTATATTAGCTGGTATGCAATAGGGTATTAAAAATGTACGCATATTCTAATGGTATTTTCTATCCTCTCTCGATGAGAGCGGACTATGAGTCGTCTGGTACATGGCCATCCAGTTATGTAGAGGTAGACGAAGATGTGTTTAATGAGTTCATCTCACCACCACCTGAAGGAAAACAACGAGGCACAGGAAGTGACGGCCACCCTGCATGGATAGATATTTCTACGAAACCAAACTCAGAACTACTGAAAGCTGCGCTGGCTGCATTAAGCGTTGAATATGCCAATGACTCAGAGCAATTAAACCGAGCGTGGCTTGCTGCTTCTGTAAATGATGGAGCGCAGGAAGCGCCAAAGAAAAATGCGGTGCTTGAGCAGTTAAATGCACGCAAAGTTAAGTATGCCGCTGATCGTGCAGCAGTAATATCTCAATATTCTTCTTAACGGAGCGAAATATGGCAAGTCAACAAGAAAACACACAGCAGGAATCGACTACAGAATCTACACCTGTGAGATTCTGCCCGATTTGCGGCACACAGATGGTTGTTGAGACCAAATACGAAATAGAATGCTGGGTTTGCCCTGAATGTGATTTCTGGGATCCGGTATGATAATCAATCATGCAGAGTTCAAACTCTGCATGATCTTTATTTTGCAGTGTGGTGCGTTCGTTTTTTAAAATATGGTATCCGCTTTGATTCTATGACGTTGAATGTATAATAAGAAACAAAAGCTGTCACTATCACTGAAACAATCATGCATGCAATTATATTTAAACTATAAGCCTCATAAACCCTCATCACGATGCATATAACTAAGACATGAGATAAGTAAGTTGAATAAGACCAGTCACCAAGGATGGAAAGATATTTAACAACCTTTCTTCCATTTAATCTGCTCTCACTAAGAGAGAAACATAAAACTATAACGCCACAAGGTATTCCTACAGATATATAATCATGATAGCTATTCGAAGCCAATATGAAACACAATGCCAATAATATCAGCCATAAACATAATTTTGAGTTAATTCCTTTTATTATTCCAGAGCGATAAAGCCACCCTACAAAAACACCTATCAAAAACTCATTAACTACCCCGTCAGCGTAAAATGAAGCATCATTGGAAACCCATGCGATAATAGAAGATATTGAGATTATTAAAAAAGAGATGATAAGCAAATAATTCTTTCTTGATATCAACAAAGCAAAGAATGATGCAACATAAAAATACATTTCATAGTTTAGGGTCCAGCCTACTGTTAAAAAAGGAAGATGAACCCCGAACTCCGTGTTCATGTATGGTATGAAAAGCAAACTCTTTATCACTTCGTTAATTTCTACACTAGGTTGCAGAACTATCCCTGGCAATAACATGGTTGCCATAACGGCGACAAAAGTATAAAACCAGTATAAAGGAACAACGCGCCACAAGCGTTTAGCGAGAAAGATAAATGCGGAAGAACTTGAACCAATTATGCTGTTATAAATAATAAAGCCACTAATAACAAAAAAGAGATCAACACCAGAGGCAAATTTTAGGATAATAGAATCAATATATTTATATCCGACTCCAGACGGAAGCATGATCTGATGAATGTGATGAACTACAACCAACCACGCAGCAATCCCCCTAAGAGACTGAATTGATTTAAGCAT